ATACTTAACCTAACATTAAATATGATTGACAACATGTTGATCGTAACTCCGCCTAAAAGCGTCGAACTTGTAGAAGAAGTGCAGACAGTCGTAAAAGCCAACCCGTATTTAGACTTTTCAGGCTTAGATGTAGACTTTTTAGCTGATGACTTCCTAGAAGAAGACCCAGAGTTTGAATTCTCAGAGCTAGACATCAACTATCTTGACGTTAACTTCTTAGAAGATATGCTTAACATCCTCGATGCTCTAGGAATTGCAAAAGAAGAAGACAGGTTAAAGCAAGCGACAAGCACTACAATTACAGGCACAGAGTTGGGCCAGGACAAAGATACGCAGATAACGACACTCATTACTGGGCAGATAGTCAGTTTGCGTAGGTTCGTAGGACATAGTGTTCGACTAGATGTAGAAGCAAGCAACGCTTACACTGTGATACTGATGCAAGAAGGCGTGGAAAGAATAGTTAAAGTAAACGGCGGCTCAGACTCAACCATAAGGATACTTCAAGGTTCATGAAAAAGCTGTTGTTACTGTTGGTTGTTTTAAGCCTACCTTTATTATTCCAGTTTAATGCTTATCAGATCTTAAAGCTAAAGACTTTTGATGCTTTTGTTCCAAAAGGAGTATCGTCTAACTATTTTGCTGTACTAAATATAACTGAAGAAGACGTAGACCGTGAAGGTGGCTATCCTTTACCAAGAGCAAGGTTAGCAGAGATACAGAACAAACTTATAGCACAGGGCGCAATTGGCGTGGGTTGGGTTATTGCGTTTCCTCACGCAGACAGATTAGGCGGAGATGCTGATTTTGCTGCTTCTATGAATTACTCAAGAACTGTACTGCCCTTGTTTGAAAACGACAACGGAGAATACCCGGATACCGTAGGAACGGTAATACTGGGGGACGGAACAGGTGGCTATATTGCAAAAGGAACAACTCAAAACATACTGGTATTAAAAAACTCACAGTGGACAGAACAAGGTATCGCCAGTGCGCCTGTTGATGTAGACAATTTAGTGCGCCGCATACCTCTTTTGTACCAGACCCCGGATGGATGGCTAGCGGCATTTGGAACACAGGTCCTAAAGTCTTTAGCGGGTGCTGATACCTATGTCATTAAGACTAATCAGAACGGAATAGAAGAAATACGAGTCAAAGGCCTTCCTCCGGTTAAAGTTGATTCTCTGGGACGCAAATGGGTTTCTTGGATTGCCCCGCATGAAACATCTTTAGCCGAGATGGATGTTGAGGGCCGCTTTGTCTTTGTTGGTGTAACCGCTGCCGGAGTTATGCCTCAATTGGCAACTCCTGTTGGGTTACTAGAGCCACATTACATCCAGGCTGCATTAGCCGAAAGTATTCTGCAAGAGAACAGCCCATATATCCCAGACTATGCATTAGCGGTTGAAGCTTTCGCATATGTAATAACTGTAATTACAGTTTGGTTAGCCATTCACTTACTTGGAGTTACCTGGGGGGTAATAACTGCTATTTTCTGTATGGCTTTAACATGTTCAGCGGGTTTTTATCTAATAAATAAAGGAGTACTCATTGATGTTACCTGGGCGTTAATTGCTCAGTTTATAGCTACAAGTGTCGCTTTCTATCTTAACTTTAGAAAACAATTTAAACTTAGACAGCAGATAAAGAAGCAGTTTGAGCATTACTTAGATCCTAGGCAAGTAAAGCAGCTTCAGAAAAACCCAGAGCTGCTTAGACTAGGCGGAGAAAAGCGATACGCAACATTCTTGTTTACCGATGTTCGCGGGTTTACTTCTTTATCGGAGACTCTGCCACCAGAGCAAGTCACGTACATAATGAATAAAGCCTTAACTGCCCAACAGAAAGCCGTGCAGAAATACGAAGGCATGGTTGATAAGTATATAGGTGATGCAATGATGGCTATATTTAACGCACCACTTGATCAAGAAGAACATGAAAATAAAGCCGTTGAATGCGCCTTAGAAATTGTTAAAAACATGGAGCTCCTTAATATAGAACTCGTTAAAGAAGGTCTACCATCAATTGCTATAGGTATTGGGGTCAATACCGGGGAAGCTGTTATTGGCAACATGGGAAGTGAGCAAAGGTTTGATTATACTGCGATAGGGGACGCGGTAAATACCGCAGCAAGGCTAGAATCAGCCACTAAAGAACAGCAAGTTGATATACTGATTGGAGAATCTACTGCCAATACTTGCAAATATAGTTTAGACTTTGTTGCTAACATTAGTGTTAAGGGCAAAGAACAGCCGTTAAAGGTTTATACTTATGGGTTTTAAGTTAGCTATAATATTAGGCGCTTTATTGCTAGCATCCCTTGCAGGTTCGGCTAGTTATATAAAATACCTTAATAATCAAATGGCTGTGCTTAAAGGTAACCAGGTTATTCTTGAGAGCAAGATCCAAGAACAGAATGACTCTATCGATGCTTACCTACAAAAGCAAGAACAGATAAGCTTTCAGCTAAACAGCTTAGAATCAGAGAAAAACGAGGCTTTACGGCAAGTAGGGACACTTAGAGACAAGTTTTCCAAACACGACATGAACAGCCTAGCTTTAGCCAAGCCAAAGTTAATCGAATCAAGAGTTAACAATGGAACGAAGAAGCTTAAAGCTCAATTAATCCAGTTAACGGACCCCAACCAGTTTGACCCTAAAGAAGATGTTCCACATGAAACATCCGACCCAGTAGAGGTTCCAGATGCACCTGCTTCTGTTCGCGGTTAGCCTAGCTTTGCTAAGTGGCTGCTCAATGATGCAGCCTGTAAAGCCCGTGGAAGTAAAAACCATAGCAGAGCGACCGCCGATGTATCACCCGCCATTGCCAATGGAGATGCAACTTACGGACGTAGCGTTTGAAGTACTGACCCCAACTTTAATGGGCGAGTATTTGGCCTTAATAAAAGAAGGCAATGCCCCTGCAAAGCCGTACTACGCCTTAACAACAAAACAATATGAAAACTTAGCTATGAACATGGCTGAAATAAAAAGGTACACTAGTAACATTATTGCTATAGTTAAATTTTATAGAGACTACGATAAGGAGTAAGATATGTTTGATTTTTTAGCGGAAATGGCTGGAATTGTAGCAGGGGTTGTATGCGCGGCTTCTTTTATTGCTTCCATGACTTCAACCCCAAAAGATGACGAGCTACTCGGAAAGTTATATAAAGTGATTGAGTTAATGGCGCTTAACGTGGGAAAAGCAAAAATGCTGCCCCCTAATCAAGACGGACAGTAAGAAGGATTTTTAAATGGCGAACGAACCTACTTCTTTAATTGATGGGGTAATGCCCTCTAGCGGCAGCTCTTTTCAGGGTATGGATGACACAGAGATAGATATTGAAATTGAAGAGATGGATGAATCTCCTGAAATGGAGGAGCAAGAAGATGGTTCGGTAGTTCTTAGCTATGAAGAACAAAAAAGATTTAAAGAAGCTCTTTTCGCGGAGCACGATTCTAATTTAGCCGAATTAATTGATGAGCGAGAATTGATGGATATTGCTAGTGAATTAACAGGGCAGTATGAAGAAGACAGGTCTGGCAGGAAAGATTGGGAAGATGCTTATGTTAACGGCTTAGAGCTGTTAGGTATTAAATACGAAGAAAGGGACCAACCCTTTAGGGGTTCTAGTGGTGTAACACACCCTTTGATAGCAGAGGCGATTACTCAGTTTCAAGCGCAAGCATATAAAGAACTTTTGCCAAGCTCTGGACCTGTGCGAACTCAAATTATTGGTGCAACAAACCCAGAAGTTGAAAAACAGTCACAGCGCGTCAGTGAGTTTATGAACTACCAAATAACAACTGTGATGGAAGAATATGATCCAGAAATGGATCGTCTTTTGTTTAATCTTCCTATTGCGGGAAGCGCTTTTAAAAAAGTTTACTTTGATGACATTTTAGACAGAGCTGTAGCCCGGTTTGTTCCAGCGGATGACTTAGTTGTGCCATACAATGCGTCTGATCTAGCGTCTGCTTCTCGAATAACACATGTTATAAGAATGGATGAAAATGATGTTCGTAAATCTCAAGCAATGGGATTTTATCGTGACGTTGAGTTAAGCCCTTACGAATCTGATGATGAAATCTTAGACAAACAAAGAGAGCTTTCTGGGATAGAAAAAACTTCAGACGCTTTAGACTGCACCATACTAGAAATACACACAAACCTAGACTTACCCGGCTTTGAAAACAGGCATCCGATAGATGACAGTGAAACAGGAATTAAACTTCCGTACATAGTCACAATAGACGAAGGCAGTTCTAAAATATTGTCCGTCCGAAGAAACTGGGTTGAAGGCGATGAGTATTACCATAAAGCAAATTATTTTGCCCACTATAAGTTTTTACCGGGGCTAGGTTTCTACGGCTTTGGTTTGTTGCACATGATTGGCGGCTTAGGGCGTTCTGCAACAGCTATTCTTAGACAGTTAATTGATGCGGGTACTTTGGCAAATTTACCTGCTGGTTTTAAAGCCAGAGGAATTAGAATTAGGGATGCTGACGAGCCTTTATCTCCAGGGGAATTTAGGGATATTGATGTTCCTGGCGGCCAGCTTAGTCAGAGCATTATGCCGTTGCCTTATAAAGAGCCTAGTCAAACATTAATGCAGCTCTTAGGTTTTGTGGTAGATGCGGGTAGAAGGTTTGCGGCCATTACTGACATTCAAGTAGGTGATGGTAATCAACAAGCAGCTCCCGGCACTACGGTCGCTCTTCTTGAACGCGGTTCTAAAGTAATGTCTGCTATCCACAAGCGCTTGCACTATGCCCAGCGCAAAGAGTTTAAGATGTTGGCAAAAGTTTTTGCTGAATCTTTACCTCCGGTTTATCCCTACAACGTAGTAGGCGCAGAAGCGTCAATTAAACAACAAGACTTTGACGACCGGGTAGATATTATTCCTGTATCCGACCCAAATATATTCTCAATGTCTCAGCGTATGGCTTTAGCCCAAACTCAATTACAGTTAGCGCAAGCAAGCCCAGAAATGCATAACTTGTACGAGGCATACCATAGAATGTATGAGGCTATTGGGGTTCAAAATATAGAGACTATTTTACCTCCACCGCCTCAACCAGCGCCAACAGACCCTGCTATAGAAAATGCAAAAGCACTGATACAGCAAACTTTACAAGCTTTTCCTGAACAAGAACACAACGCACATATTCAAGCGCATTTATTGTTTATGAAAACCAGCATAGTAGGGTCAAGCCCTGCCGTGTTCGGTCTATTACTGGCGCACATAAGTGAACACATTGCTTTTAAAGCCAGGGATGCGGTTAACAAAGAAATGCAGACAATTATGGAGCAAGCTGCTCAAACAGGGCAGCAAGCACAGGAAATACCTCCAGAAATTATGGAGCAAAGAGTAGCTCAATTAATTGTTGAACTTACAACTGAACTAGTGACTGAGCTTAGTCCTCCGGCAGAAGGCCAAGAAGATCCTTTAGTTGGGCTTCGCTCTAAAGAAATAGACATAAAAGCAGCAGACGTTCAAAGAAAAGCTGATGAGTTTGCTGCCAAACATCAGCTTGATATACAAACGGAAGCTCAAAAACAAGAAATGGCTAGAGAAAAAATAGATTCTCAAGAAGACATAGCATTGCTTCGAGCAGAAGTTAATAGAGAGCGTATTGATAGAGTCGGCGGAGCCGGGAGGGGAGAATAATGGCAATTAGCAGAGGAAATATTAGTAAACAGTTAACTGGTCAAATGGCCAAGCAAACAGGCATTACTAAACCCGAAGCAGAGTACCTGCTTAAAAAAGGACGAGAATTAAATGATATGGACGAATACGCTAA